GCCATATTGATGATTAATCTTTTTAATTCCCCACGAGCAACTCTTTCTAACTTTTCTGCAATTATTTCGTGATGTCTTCCTTGAATAAAGCTCGGCCAGATACTTTTTACAAAACTTAAAAATGTATTTTGGCACTCCTCGTTCTTTTCTAACTGAGCTAGTCTTAGTTCGAGTTTGAGGATCCTTTCGTCTTGTATTCTACCATCCATGTAGGGGTCCCTTAGCTAAAAATTATATGCGATTTGTGGGTTATTATAATATAGTTAACGACTATATCAAATTATTTATAATTGTTTGTGAAAAACTTAGCCCTTGCCCTCGGGCTCAAAATCATGGGCGTCTGATTTTTTTAAGAAAAATCTTTGTTTTTGGGCTACGTTTTAGCCTCTATTGTCTAGGGTACCTTAACCGCTTTTAATCGTATTTGCCCCGCTGATCTTCGCCGTTGCCCCGTTAACCGTTGTTTATTTTATCGCCCTGATGTCTCGCAGATCTCGCCAGCTGGTCGGCGGGGCTTAGATCTTTTACAGCTGGTTAGCGGGGCTTAGATCGTCGGCGTTCGCTCCAGCTCCCCCAGCTGGTGCCGTTGCCCCGTTGATCTTGTACAATGTCCCGGGCTTCATACGTTTTAAATCACGTCCCAGCGTCTGCGGTCGGCTTATTTAACTATTTAAAACTGAGATGAGCAGGCATAAAAAAAGCCCCGCTTAACGGGGCTTTAATGGGCTTTAATGGGGTTTAATTAATGCGTTCTGCGATTAATAAAAGAAAGATAGCAAAAGCAAAACAAACCGGCATAAATAAAAATTCAATTAAATAAATAAAAAACTTTCTAATTTTTAAATAAATCTTCATGTTTTAGATCTCCAAAAAATGAAAGTTAAAACAATTCCAGATAATATCTTTTAATCTTTTAGATTGTATAATTAGAGAAGCTCCGTCGTACCAATCCATATAATGATATTGTATCTTGTATAATCCATCTTTAGGATTATAAAAAATTCTGAATTCGTCGCTCGGCCCGCCCCAAGATAACTGCCAGCGAAAATAACCCTCTTTCTGATCTTCAAAAGTTCCCGCTTCTACATAATCAAAGCAAAGCCCGTACTGGTCGATAAAATCTATAAAATTGTCATATTGGTTTAATTCAAGATCTTTAATTGTTTTAAAATACTTAGATTTGTATTTGTCGTTAATACTGCAGAAAGTATTAATTTCTTTTTGATCTTCATTTAAATACATTTCAGCTATTATTAAATCGTCCCAACGATCTCTGTAGTTTGGGTGTACTAAATCAATACATTTAAGCTTTCTGTTTTCTGATTTTAACATGGTTTTAATCTCCTATTAATTAAAGTTATCTCATAATATTGCATACTTTATACAAAAAGAAAAGCCCCGCCAGCTGGAGGGGCTTTTATAAAAAGAAAAGCTTTTAATATTTTAATCAAATACAATCACATTTAAGCCGGCTTTTTTTAAGTTGTTCTCAAGTTTATTAGTATCAACATATCTAGCGTCAATAATATCTAAACAAGTTTTACAAGGCGTTTTAAATTCATCTTTTATTAAATCCGCATAATTATTACCTAGTTGGGGCTTCCCGCAAAAAGTGGTATGTGTGTCCGGATCGCTCCAACATTGCTGACCTAGTTTTTTTGTCCATTCTGAAAACTGCATTTTTATTGCTCCCATTTTTTTATTAATTTTAATAAGTTGTTCTGACATTGGATAAAGCCTTTATCTATATCGTCTAGCATTTCATCAGCTTCTTCAAAACCTCCTGTATCTTCAAGCCATTGTTTTATTTTATTTATTAAATCTTGTTCTTTAGTCATGCTTAATTTCTCCTATTAATTAAAGTTATATAGTTTATCGCATACTTTACCCAAAAAGAAAAGCCCCGTATCTCTACGGGGCTTAAATCGGCTTTAAATGTATAAAAAATTAAGACGCCATTGCTACCCTGTTCCAGTCAGTTTTTTTCATGTTTAAAACTTGCCCGCCTAATTTTTGCCAAAAATCAACATCATCGGCTTTAGCTGTATTACCTACCCTTGTAACGGCATTAACAAAAGTTGCTCTATTAACTGGCTTGTCATTTTCATAACCCGCTTGTCCGATAGTTTTTAATAAACCGTCTAATACGTTGCTAGTTTCTTTTTTAGATAAAGTTAAAACTTTTCCTAAATTCTCGACGGCTTCGCTCGCTTCAACATTAATTGTATCTTCAGAAGCTAATCTCATTTTTTCAAGATTTTCATCAAAAGTATCTCTACTAGCATATGAGCTGACAATATCCCTGAGCTGTAATTTTAAACTATGGTTATCGGCTTGTTTAGTTTCGTCGGTCAAAATATTCCAAGTGTCCCCGTCCCTCGCTGAAGTAATGTGAGATCTTCTTGTTATATTTTGTGTCTGCATTCCATTAAGACAAGCTAACGTCCAGTTAATTCCGAAAGCTGAAATACTGCCCGCTCCCGTTTCAGAATTAGAAAGCCCTATTCCATGTGCCATAATGTCATTAACATTTGCACCAGCTCCAGTAATGATCTCGGATTTTAAACGTATATACATTTTTTTCTGAGTAATGGCACAATTAACAATTTTCCAGCAAGCGTCCGAGTCCATAAGCTGAGGCAATGCGGACTCTAACAAATCTGAGTTATCAAAAGTTTTAAACTTATCTGATAAAAAAGCCCTTGCCGTCCCGCTAGGGTTCATACCTTGATTTAAATCATCATAAGTTCTGATCATACGTTTTGAATTTTCTTTTTGCCAAATAGCATTTGTCAATAAATCGTATTCTCTAGAATATTCAGATTGTAAACGTCTAGCCGTCCTAACATCTAACCCGTTCTTTTGAGCTATTTGATCAAAACATAAATCATTAACTTTTAAAAAGCGTGTCGGCTCCCCGCCGTTGCCCTCTATAATGATTTCGCTTTGTGGCTGGTCGTCTAATTCAATAGTTCTAAATTGAAGCTCTTTAGTAGGTGCTATAAAATCTTGTTTTCTAGCATTTGTATCTTTAATCCTAATTAAAAGCTTCTCTAAAGTGTTATTTTCGTTTTCAATATTATGCATAATTTTTCTCCTATTTGTTAAAATGCAAAAAGCGGGGTTAATCCCCGCTTATTAATATAAGATTTTTCGCATATATAGTCAAATTGAATTTTTGAAAGTTCAAACTTTCCCAAAATCTCCCGCTATATGATGTCTTAATACAGTTCCATAAGGTAATTCCTGAGCAAATTTTAAAAGCTTTATTTCGTCCAGCTCGGTCTCAGATTGTTTAGCGGTTGCCTCCCAATGTAGTTTTACATTGCCAGCTGTTGCATAGCACCCGCCGTCTTCGGTTTCACTACCCGCTTTTTTCTTATATGTACCATGATCTGTAAATCCTATCGCATAATCTCTATCAATACGGCTACATAATGGTTTTCCATTTCCGCAGTCTCTACAATTAGAATTGTTATACTCAGCTGGGCATCTAATAATTTTAAAACCATTTACGGTTTCAGATTTATTATTTGTTTTCCAAAATGTTTCTTTAACATTTATAACTACGGGTACGAATGAATGTAAAAGCATATCAGCAATATTTTTTGCTGAATAGTTTATAGCCGTTTTCCCCGCTCTAAGTTTATGTTTCCAATATTTAGGATTAAAATGTGAATAAGTAAAACTTATCCCGCCTTTTGGTACGGCGTCCGATACTGCATCTAAATAAGAATAATCTATTTCAGTTGCCCCCGCTGACGTGTCGGGCTTTAAATTACAAGTTTTCGGGCAAGTTGCAAATTTATCTTGGCCTCCCGCTCTATATGTGACTGCACAATAAGTTGTTTTTTTTGCAGTAGAATTTTTGACTAATTTAAGCATTATTTTCTCCTATTATGTGATTTATCGCATACCTATTGTACATAAAAAAATAGGCGGGTCAATTCCCCGCCTTATCTTTCTTATTTCTTTTAGGTTTTTTACCTCTCATGTAAGTACCAAAATCTTTTCCATAAATCAGCATTCCTATCCATTTTAATAAAAACATTAAGCAATTTTCCTATTCTCAGCTTTGGCCGTTACGTTTATAACAATTACATTTTCTTGTAAATCATTATCTAAAACTATTCTTTTATAGTTAAAAGCTATCAAATCATTTATTTGGGCTTTTTGTTTTATTCCTGAAATAGACAATCTTCTATCACCTCTATTTACAGTTTTATAAAATGAAATAGTACAAATTGTATCGTCTTCATAATAAGCCATTAATTTATGTTTTTCGCCATTAACCATTGTATCAAAATCAATTCCAAATAATTTTGCAAATCGCCTGATACTAGCATTCGCATCTATTATAGATTTATTTAACATTGTATTGGTTAATCTCAGCTGACAAAAATCAGGGCTTAAAGTTTTTAAAATTTTATCTTCTTTACTCATTTAATCCTCCTGAACATAAACAGTATCAAATCTTAAATCGCCAAAAGTCCAATCCTTGATTTCAAAAATATTCTCTGAAGTTATGTGCTCTTGTAAATCATTTTTAAGCTTTTGTGCCTTTTCCTCAGCTTCTTCTTGAGTACTAGCTTCAACAGAAAAGTTACGATCGAACCATACACCAAGGTCAAATTTAACAGTGTATTGTTTTAAAGGAAATAAATCTTCAAACTTAATATTTTTTTTAGTTACTTTTTCGGCCGTAGCATCGTATTCAGCTTCGTTTACATAAGAATATGAATTTAAAAACTCTTCTTTTGTTAGCTTAAAAAAATCTTTCATTTTTTCAAGATCATCTACAAAATCTGTTGAAGGTTCTTGTATATACCAAGAAAATCCATCAGGTAGCCAAGACATTTGAAAAGAATTAGCATAAGCTATTAAACTAGGTAAATTATTAAACTCACGTTTTTTACCCTTATTATCAATTATTGTTATTTTAAACATTATTGTCCTCCACGTCATTTTTATAAAAAATTACAATGCAATCTATCTCTTCTCCCTTGGGTATATCGCCTTTTCTTTCGGCAATAACTTCCTCAAGGTCTTGAGTGTCTGCATATCTCCAATTAGTGTGACCTAAGTTTTGTTCACATGCATCGTCTATGGCATCACTATTATATCTACTCATATCTAAGCTCCCATACTTGATGCTACTATTTCCATCTCTTCTTCAGCTGAAATGCCGAGACGCTTATTCCAATTTTCACATATATTTTCTATATAAGTGAAATCGCCCACAAATTTATCTAATTCTGTGGGATCATTAGGATTTATTTTACCGAGTGAATAATAACCTGATTGTTTGTAAATAACTTTGACAACCCTAAACTTGTCATCGCCTTCATTAATCATAGTGAAACAATGTTTTACTTTATTAGTCATATCTAGCCTCCAAGCTATTTGTTTAAATTAAAATAACGATATGCGATTTTTTCTATAAGATCAAGTCAAAAATTTTATTCCAATCAAAAGGCTCAGGACAAAAGTAATATGGCTCTAATTTTATCCCGTGTTCTTTTAACTGTATAGCTTGATCAGCCTTATATAAATGAAGACCTTTAAGGCTTTTAACCAAAATCCAAACCGAAGCTTCTTTATGTAAAGTTATCCAACTAATTTGTTGAGGGCTTAAATTTACAGCATTAAATTTTACATATTTCAATTCTACAAAATGAAATTTATGATTGTGGTCACAAATAAGTAAATCAGGAAGACCTAAAGTCATCCAGTTTTCTATTCTACTAAGTCGGATAGGTTTATTGTAAAGAAGAGACGCTCTCTTTAACTGCTCGTACAGTCCCGATTCTTTTTTTGTTGGGCTTCTCTTCCTCGTGTTCAATAACGTCTTGAGCGTATTTCGGTTCATTTTGTTTGAGTTCCTTCAAAGCTTTAAGAACTTCTTCTTTAGACATACTATCTATCGTTCCATGACGGATTTCAGATTTGTTTATATAGATATTACCATTAGCTTGACCTCGTCTATACTCTGCCTGAACTGCGGCTGAGTATGCTCCATTCTCTATAGCCAAATCTCTTATTCTTTGTAAGTCTCGTAGATGTCTTTTAAAATTAATACCATATTTTTCATCTAGCTCATCTCTATAAGCTTGAATAGCTCGGCATATGTGAGGGCAAATTTCAGGGTTAGTCATTTCATAAGCTCTAGTGTGAGCTGAAGAAGCTGGATAGCCCGCATTGATTGCGGCCTCTCTCAAAGTTATCATTCCATCATTAGAAACAAGTTCTTTTACAAACTTCTCTTGCTTTCTAGTGAGCTTACTATGTAGGTCAGCTTTAGGTCTTCCACGACCTTTTTTCAAAGGCTTTAAATTATTCATCCTTTATATATATACCAGAAAATATTTTTTTGCAAAAAACTTTTTTCAAGACCCGGAAGGCCAAAATGACCTTAACATTGTAAAGTTACATTTTTAAAATTAAATATGTAACCAAATATGTAACCATAAATTTGTTGTCTATAAAGGGTTACAGAGTGAAGTTACATAAGTTACACCAGTTACACCTATTTTTAATAAAAAATATTTTTTTTATTTTCAGCTCTATATATAAAGGAGATTAATAAATGTAACTATTTTTCTTGTTTCGTTTTCCAGAAGTATTCGTCAGTATCTCCAAGTCTCGTATTGTTTCCATTCTCAACTTGATACTCAATAGTACTAACTTTAAAATCAGGCATCTTTGGCTCGTGAGGCGTGAGACTATTGTCATAAACTCTCATCCGATTATTAGGATACAAACAGAACTGCCCATTATTGAGCTGAAGCAGATTAAAAGACTTATGCTCATCAGGTGTTTCAGCTGTACTATAATCTATTGTGTTAACATCTATGTGATAGTTATCTAGGGTAGCGATATAAGTACCTTTTTGTACGCCGTAGTCTCTTGTTAGGACTTCAAAGTCCATTGACCCTATAAATTGCTTACAGATAGCTGTAACGCCGTAATCCATACAATTCCAGAACTGAAGATTATTGAGTGTCATATCAGGCTCGGGAGCCGTGGGCCGTGAAACGAAAGCACTAATGGGTAGTTTATCAAACAAAGCCCCATATTGAGGTAGAAATGTCTCGAAATAAAAGGCTCTTCCAGGAATAGACTTAGCTGATATCCAAACGCCTTCGACAAATTCGCCGTGACCATCTTGCAGATCACGGAGATATTCTTTTCGCACGAATACTTTTTGTGCTGGTAGGTTGCATATGAGTTCGGCCATTAAAAGAGTTCGCTGAGAGTTGTTTCTCTAGGAGCTGCATTTGATACACGATTAACCCGTCCATAGTCTTTTTCAGCTACGGCTCGTGGATCGTCTTGTGTTGACCAATCATCTTCATCTACGAGATTTGCATTTCTTTTTTGGAGTTGTTCAGTTACGTCTCGAATAGCTTGACTTGTGGACTGCCTAAGTCCTCTACATTCGGGACATAAATTTTGTTTTTGTCTAGCGTGTTTAACTTTTCTAAGTTCATCTCCGCATTCTCTACAACAATCTACATTTTTTAAATTATTCATTAGTATCCTCTTTTAATAACAATTAGGCTTTTTCTTAACAAAGCTACATTTTCTTCATCGCCTTTCTTTTTAAGACGTGAGACTTCTTCATTAATTACGGCTTCTATTTCTAATATAGCCTCTGCCCATAATGGCATTTCGTGAATTTTAATCCAATCATTCATTTATATTTCCTCTGTTTCTATGTAATCGATAATAAGTTCTATGTTTTTGGCCATTTCCTGACATCGCACTAAGGTGTGAATTTGTTCATCTTTAAGTCTTTTTCGATTACGTCTTAGAGCGTTGCCGTGAGCCACGACTTTTGCAAGACACCATCGTAACACTTTAATCGTTGTTTTTTCATCCCTAGGCTTAATTTCTTCAAAGAGATATATGAGCCGTGGATCTTTCTTCAAGGTACGGCTAAGTGTTACAATGGGATCTTCTTCTTTCATTTTTTCCTCAAAAGTTAGGTTCAAAGAAAACACCATCATTTAGAAGTTTTTTCTTTTCCAAGGCCTGAAGTTGATAAATACGAGCTGCTTCAGGTTTATCTTCCCACTCGTAAAAATATTGAAGACGCCTGAGAACTTTATATTGTTCGTGAACATCGCTAAGTCTATCGTCTTTCATATTAAGCTCCATATTCTTCAGGACAACAGTCCTCACAAAATATTTTGTCATCAAAAAAGAAAGCAACTTCGGCACAAGTTTTAGCACCACAGTCTTCACATTCTCTATCATAGACGTAATCTTCAATTTTTTCCATTATTCAGAACTCCTCAAATTAAATTCATGTTTGAGATTCCACATAACATTGCTTAGGTTTCTTATGTCTGATAAGCACAAATCATCCATGTCATGTATGGTTTGAAGAACATCACATAAAATTTTATGGGTTTCTTCAAGAGCATCTCTTTGTTCACTTGTCAAAGACTTCATACCTTTATTTCTAAGCTTAACTTTTTCTTCATGATCTAATTGCCATTGTGTTTTTTTCGTCATTGTGACCTCCAAGTCATTAGTTGTTTTTATAATCAATAAGATTTATCGCATACCATGTCAAGTTTAAAAAATCACATTTCCATTTTTGCATGACAAACTTTACAAAGACAAATACATTTTTCTATTTCTTCGTTAATTTTATCTATATTTCTGTCTTCACTAACAATTTGTGCAACACTTTTGTATTTTGACTCGGGGGCCGTGTGATGCCATTCTAAATTTATGGGTTTTGCATTATAGCCACACTTTTCACAGCCACGTTCTATCTTACATTGATTGACATAATCTCTCAATCGAGCTCGAGAACGTGCCCATCGACTCTTCATTTAACAAAAAACCCGTGAAGGATAGCTTCACGGGCCTTTGTTTTTTGCAATTTAACCTCAATGAATAGGAGTACATTGAATCGTTTGCTTGAGTATCTCTCCAGAGCGCTATTAGACATTACTAAAAAAACCCTATATCGTCAATCCCATATATTAATATATTTATATTTTTTTAATTTAGCCCGTAAATCGGGATCGGTGCATTTTTTACAAAAAAAATGTATAGCAATTCGGCTATCTCCTATAAATAATAAAATATTCTTATAATACACCGAACTTTTCGAGCTGTTTCCTATGTCAAGTACATAATCATCTGAATTGTATACCGTCATTTACCTTTAAAAGCTTCTTTAATTTCTTTGATGCTCCGGTTGCAACCGATGCAAATCTTTTTTTCATCTAATTTACAAATACCAATACATTTACTCATTTGTTTTTTACCGCATTGTTTAAAGAATTGACTACATCGTCTATGTTGGGCTCGATTTGCCACGGATTATAGACACATTTGTATTGTTTTGGGCACCACGACTCGATCATCAGCTCATATGTTTTGTTTCCACCTTGATAAATACAAGCCATTTGACCTGATTTAGAGGTAATTCTTTTTGTCAATCGACACGTTGTGTATTTAATTTTGTCAGCCTTACCTTGATTCTTGAGTTGTTGTTTGGTGTATTGCTTTGGTTTATATTCATATGCCGAAGCTTTTTTAGACCAGACGGAAGCCAGTAATAAAGCAAGACCTCCTACGATAGAAGCTACAACGAACCAAACAATACCCTCTCCAATTTGTCTTTGTAGCTGTTGTTGCTTGTAAACAGTCTCTTGGCGTTGTTTTCTTATTTGACCTTCCATGGCTAAGAGCTCTTCGTAAGCTCCCGGGCCGTGGGTCAAGTTCAGAAACATCTTGAGTTCGTACCTTTGTTCCTCAAGTTTCTTCTTGGCTGCATAAGCAGCGAGAGCTGCTTCCTCAATCGATCCAGCTTTAAACAATTTGCCAAACAGGGGAGGATTTTTCGCTTGTTTTTCAGCATTGTCAATATCAGAAACAGCTCCCATCCAACGGCCGATGTCTCCGCTCATTTGCTCAATATCACGAGCAGCGGAGAATCCGGCTTTAATAGCCTCAAAAGATTTTGTCGCGATTCCCATCGCGATCGAGATAGTAACAGGGTCCATACTGCATTATAGCATGTTTTTAAAAAAAAGTGAAAGTCAAGACTATGAATTAAAAAAAATATTTTATATAATGTTTAATTCAGAGGAGAAATATATGAAAAATTTACCAAACAGAAGACCGTGTATTACCACGGACGTAGGAGAAGGCTTGGCTGTGACCGTCTCTTTTCATCCAGAAACAGCTATCCCAGTAGAGGTTTTTTTATCTGGCAGAGGTAAAAAAGCATCCGATGGACCTATGACAGATGCTTTATATAACATAGGTGTAGAAGCGTCTAAATTAATGCAAAATAAAGATATTCAGTTAGCCGCTGAGTGATTTTTGGCTTTTCTTAAAGTCATTTCGGCATCTACGAGTTCTTTTACTCTCATTTGTTCTTCAGAAACATATTGAGAGTAGATGAACCGTAGTTGTCCACCCAAAGTTCGACCTTCTTTGGCTGCAATTTTCTTAATTTCTAAGTAAACGTCTTTAGGAACTAAGATGCTTTTCCATTTTTCGGTATCCATATCGCATAAATCCTTTTGTTTTACGGGATTATATGCGAGAATATACAATCACGTCAATATTTATTTTGATTCGCCCCAAGATGGACCTATTTCGACGTCAACTTTGCTAGGTACACCCAATTTCACGGCGTTTTCCATGGCATGAACGATTGCATTGACCTGTTCTCTGGAAGAAACAGAGACAGCTATCTCATCATGGATCTGAATAAGAGGAATTATTCCCATCTTGTGGATATCTACCATTGCTTTTTTAGTCATATCCGCAGCTGAAGCCTGAATTAATCGGTTCAAGGCTTTGTATGTGTACGCTCTCTTTAATCTGGTCGTTGGGCCGTGTTCATTGAGTGCTTCTTTATAAGGCAAGGCCTTATTCATAGCAAACGTGTCTGGTTCCCAAAGATCAAATCGGCATTTTCTACCTAAAATAGATCGAATTGACCCGGAGCTTTGACGTGCATTAAGCTTATTCATTACACCATGCATGAGCATTTTAACGAAAGGCACCCGTTCGTGATACTGACTAACCAGTTTTTTAGCCTCATCTACGGGGATATCAAGCTGGTCAGAGAGCTTATTGACCCCCATGCCATACATCATACCCAAATTTATAGTTTTAGCTTGCTTACGAGGTATTTTAGCCATGTCAGCCACCATGGTATGAAAGTCCATATCAGGATCATTTTGATATCCATCGA